CTGCCAAGAAAATGGAGCCGAAACTTAGAACATTCGTACCAGTATTGGTAAGAGGTGAAGAAGGTGAAGGTGTAAGATTCTGGGGCTTTGGAAAAACTGTATATCAAGAAATTCTTGGTTACATCGCCGATCCTGATTATGGTGATATTACTGACCCAAATGAAGGTAGAGATATTACTGTTGAAGTAGTATCAGCTGAAGACAGTGGTACTTCTTACCCTGTAACAACAATCCGTGTTAAACCAAAAGAAACTCCTTTAGCAGCAACTAAAGAAGAAACTGATAAGTTTATCAATGGACAAACCGAAATCACAGACCTTTACCAGGAGTTGACTTATTCGGAATTGAAATCTGTATTAGAAGGTTGGTTAAACCCATCCGCTAATGGTGATGAAGATACATCTACTGCAGCAGCAGAGACGTTATCATCTACCGCAAAAAATGACGAAGCACCTTTTGATGTTGATGTAAAATCAGCACCTAAAGAAGAAGCATCAGCTAAGAAAATAGATGATGTAGCATCGGCATTTGATGACCTTTTCAATTCATAGTAAATAAGTAAACAATATGGCAAAAGCAACTAAAGAGGTTGACTTAGCGGAAGTACTCGTTGAGTCCCTTAACAAACAATCGAAAGACCAAAAGGTAGCATTCTTTTTGGACAACGATGACGCACCAACAAATGTAGAAGGCTGGGTATCAACCGGAGCATCTATGTTAGACGTGGCAATTTCAAACCGCCCTTATGGTGGGTTGCCTGTTGGAAGAATCACCGAAATTACGGGATTAGAACAAAGTGGTAAATCATTAGTATCAGCTCACTTACTTGCAGAAACGCAGAAGCTAGGTGGATTGGCAGTATTGATTGATACGGAGAACGCCGTAAGTAGAGAATTCTTAGAAGCCATTGGAGTAGATACAACCAAATTACTTTATGTAGCAGCTGAGACTGTTGAACAATGTTTCGAATATACTGAAACTATTATTGAGAAGGTAAGAACTTCCTCTAAAGATAAGTATGTAACAATTGTTGTGGATTCAGTAGCAGCAGCATCAACTGAAAAGGAGATGGAAGCTGATTATGGTAAAGATGGTTACGCTACGGATAAAGCAATTATCATTTCCAAAGCAATGCGTAAAATCACAAATCTTATTGGTAGACAGAAAATCACTCTAGTTTTCACAAACCAATTAAGACAGAAGATGAACGCAATGCCATTCTCTGACCCTTGGACAACTTCGGGTGGTAAAGCAATCGCTTTCCATGCATCGGTTCGTTTAAGATTAAAGAGTATGGGAACGATTAAAGCCAAAGATGGTAGTGGTAACGAAAGAATTGTTGGTATCAAAGTAAGATGCCAGGTTGTAAAGAATCGTATGGGACCACCATTACGCTCAGCAGATTTTGATATCTTCTTTGATAGAGGTATTGATAACTACGGAGCATGGTTGGGTAGTATGAAAGAAAACGCAATTGTGAAACAAAGTGGAGCTTGGTATGAATACATTGATATTGATTCAGGCGAAGTGATTAAGTTCCAAGCGAAAGATTTCCCACTTACATTAGATTCTAACCCTGGTGTTAGAGAGCAAATCTATAAAAGGATTTGTGAGGCAACAATTTTAAGATACAAAAAAGATTCATTAGACACTGATAATTTAGTAGTAGATTCAGAAGTGATTGGTGATTAATAAAGGTTACAAAAAACAAAATGAAAGACTTATACAAAAAGCTTCTTAACGAAGTAGAATCAGAACATGAGACAAACCACTTAAGAGTGCGTAATAGTAGAGTTCTTGTCATTGATGGACTCAATACCTTCATCCGTAGTTGGACTACCAACCCTACAATGAATGAGGATGGTGACCATACGGGTGGAGTTATTGGTTCATTAAATTCAATTGGTTCTCAAATACGCCAATTCAATCCGACTAGAGTAGTTCTTATCTTTGATGGTAAGGGTGGTTCTAAAGGTAGAAAGGAAGTGTTTGAAGGATACAAAGCTGATAGAGGTAAAAATCGTTTTAGAGTTAATAGACAATATCCTGAAATGATGTCACAGGAAGAAGAACAACTTTCAATGAAACGCCAATTCGTTTGGTTAGTTGATTTGTTAGATTCACTTCCAATTACAACAATGATATATGATGGAATCGAAGCTGATGATGTAATAGCTAACATAGCTAGACAAATATTAGGTGAAGATGAAGAATGTATTATTGTATCAACGGATAAGGATTTCTTACAATTAGTAGATGATAAGACGAAAGTTTATTCGCCAACTAAAAAGAAACTTTATGATAGAGAGATGGTAAAAGCAGAATGGGGAATGTACCCACAAAATCTTTTACTATTTAGAACATTGGATGGTGATAACTCAGATAATATTCCTGGCGTTAAGGGATGTGGTTTAAAGACTGTATTGAAAAGATTCCCTGAATTAGAGGAAGATAGATTAATTACCTTTGATGAATTCTTTGATATATGTGAATCTAAGAAAGATGATGCAAAAATATACGCTGATATCCTTTCACAAAAGAATGAGGTATTAAGAAATAGGCAGCTGATGCAATTAGAAGAAGCACATATCAATACAAACCAAACTCTTAAAATATTAGACCGTTTCAACGAACCTAATAAAAAGTTTGATAAATTCGATTTTATTAAAGCAGCAATGAAGTACAAAATACTTCAAAATTGGAAGGATATAAACGATTGGTTGAAATCAACTTATACAAATATAATAGTAAAATAGATGGCAGAGCAAGTAGATACACTCTCTAAATATGGGCAATCGTTTCAAGCTAAAGTAATATCTGCTTTACTTACCGATGTTAGAATGATGGACACATTGTGCGAAATCATTGATAAGAAGTTTTTCGAATCAGATGCTAACAAATGGATAGTACAAGAGATTAAAGATTATTACGATGAGTATAAGAAAGAACCTACATTGGATGTATTCAAAGGGCAAGTATCAAAGCTAGATAATCCATCGTTAAAGAAATCAGTAGTAGAACAACTTAAAACTGTCTACACACAAATTGGACAAGATGATTTTGAATATGTGAAAAACGAATTCACATCATTTTGTATCAATCAGAATATGAAAAATGTAATTCTACAATCAGTAGATTTACTTAAATCAGGCAACTACGATAGAATCAAAGACTTAGTTGATAAGGCGATGAAGGTTGGAGTTGAATCAGATTTGGGTATGGATTACCTTTTAGATTTTGAGGAAAGATTTAGTGAGACTGGTAGGTTGACTGTAGCAACGGGATGGGATTGTGTTGATGATTTAATGGGTGGTGGATTAGGACCGGGTGAATTAGGAGTAGTAGTAGCACCTTCTGGTGTTGGTAAGAGTTGGATGTTAGCATGTTTAGGGGCAGCAGCTGTAAGAGCTGGTAAGACCGTAGTACATTACACATTAGAACTTTCTCAACATTATGTAGGATTAAGATACGATACTGTCTTTACTCATATTCCATCTGTTAATTTGAAAGAAAAGAAAGATGAAGTATATGGTAAACTTAAAAGATTGCCGGGTAAACTAAAAGTTAAATACTATCCACCAAAAGGAGCATCATCAAAGACAATCCAACTTCACATTGAGAAGATGATAGCAGCTGGTAATAGACCCGATTTAATTATTGTGGATTACGCTGACTTGTTATTATCACACTCAAACAAAACTGATAGTACATACGCTGAGCAAGGTGGGGTGTATATCGATTTGAGAGGAATGAGTGGTGAATTACAAATACCAATTTGGACAGCATCACAAACAAATCGTTCAGCAATTGATAGTGAAGTTATTGAAGCTGATAAGATTGCAGATAGTTACGCTAAAGTAATGAACGCTGACTTTATTATGAGTTTAAGTAGAAAGGCAAAAGATAAGATAAACAATACGGCTAGAGTACACATTATGAAGAATCGTTTTGGTTCGGATGGATTAACCTTCCCTTCTAAAATGGATACAAATACTGGAACGATAGAAGTATATGCAGCATCTTCATCCGATGGTATCATAGCATCAAAAGAAAGTGCTAGTGGTGCTGAAATGGAAAAACAAATGTTACACAAAAAATATTTAGATACAATGCCTGGTGCAAAGCCAGCACTCGTATCTGGATTGGGTTAATAATAACAATTAAAAACAAAAACTATGAACAGTCAAGAACTATTCGAACAAATGAAGACTTTGTTTACACAATTTGAAACAGAGCACAACGGAACTAAAAAAGTAAACAAATCAAGAGCTAGAAAAGCTATCGGTGATTTGAAGAAATTGATTACTGCGTATAGACAAGCATCTACCGCAGAGCAAAAAGCATAATATGATAGGGGAGTGAAAGCTCCCCTAACTATATGTTATAATAGACATTGATAACAACAGACAAAAATATTAAAAAATATTTGTAAATTTTGGAAGGTTTATGAGTATATATTGTATTTATATTCACCCTCCAAAGAACTTACAAAAATTAGATTACAATATGAGCAAATTATTTACGGATAGAATCCCCTACAAACCATTTGAATTCCCAGACTACTACAATGAAGGTTGGTTAAAACAAATGCAAGCATTTTGGTTACATACTGAAATCCCAATGCAGGGTGATGTGAAGGATTGGAATGAAAACTTAACAGAAGAAGAAAAACACTTAGTTGGTAATATCCTTTTAGGATTTGCTCAAACCGAATGTGCAGTATCAGACTATTGGACTGGTATGGTTACAAAATGGTTTCCAAAGCATGAGATTAGACAGATGGCAATGGCATTTGGTTCGCAAGAAACAATACATTCAGTTGCATACTCATACTTAAATGAAACATTAGGATTAGATGACTTTGCCGGCTTTATGCATGATGAAGTTATGAAAGAAAGATTTGAATTACTAACGAATACAACCGCAGATTGGACTCCTAAAGATTTAGAAACAAATCATCAGGCTAGAGTTGAGGTGGCTCGTTCACTTGCTATATTTTCAGCATTCGCTGAAGGTGTAGCATTATATTCATCATTTGCAGTTCTTTATAGTTTCCAAATGAGAAACTTACTAAAAGGAATTGGACAACAAATGAAGTGGAGTGTGAGAGATGAATCCCTACATTCAAAGATGGGTTGTCAATTATTCAGACACATGTGTGAGGAGTTTCCTGAATTATTAGAAGAAGCAAAAGCTGATATCTACAAAGCAGCTGAAATCATTAGAGACTTAGAACATAAGTTCATTGATAAGATTTTTGAAATGGGTGATTTGGAGAATCTTAAAAAGAATGACCTAAAAGAATTCATTACAAAAAGAGTTAATGAAAAATTAGGAGAATTAGGATACAACCCAATTAAAGGTGGAGATGACTACTTTGAGTTTAACGAAAAGAAAGCATCTGAATTAGATTGGTTCTACCATCTTACAGGTGGAGTAACCC